ATCTCGGAATCGTCAAGTGCTATTGGGAACGTGAATCTACTATAGAGTCCAAACAGTTAGTTATGAGTCCGTAGGAATTAATGAATTTACAAATGAATCCACGGATAAATGTTCTTTCTGTAGAATAGATTGCGCCAGAGATTCTTAACGTAGAATACGAAGAAACTACTAATATCACCAAAAACCAACCTAAATTAGAAGTTATACCTCCTTCTGAATTTAGATTTAGCCCAGAAGCGAAGTCTTTAGAGAATATTGATTTCGTAGCCCATAGAAAAATAGTTAAATTAGATTATTTACGAAGAAGAGAAAGAGAGGGCGTTTTCCAAAATATAGACGACGTTCTTGAGGACGAGGGTACGGACGGTTCTATCCAACGTACCAATTATGAAACGGACTTAAACCCACGGGCGTTTGATAAAATTAACGACCACGGGAAAGAGGACGCAAAGAAAGAATACCTTCTGTACGAATGTTATATCAAGACCGATATTAATAACGACGGGATTTTAGAAGATTTAATCGTTACTATGGTCGGGAATACGATTGTTCGTTTAGAAGAAAATACAATGGGTCGTCATCCATTCTTCGTAATCAGTCCTATCCGTGATACTTTAAGATTGTTCCCACGGAGAGGCATTGCCGATTTAGTCGGTGAATTACAAGACTTAAATACCGCTTTCTTAAAGCAGATTATCTTTAATATTGCGGTAAATAACAATAAACAGGCATTTATTAATATTGATACACTTGTTGACCCGAATGAATTTATAGACGGGCGAAAGGCGGTACGTGTATCTGGTAATCCAAGAGAAGCCGTAATGTGGACTCCTATTGAACAGTTACAACCGCAAGTATTCCAGTTCCTTGAATATATGAATACCATGAAGGAAAACCGCACTGGTATTACAAGATATAATCAAGGTATGGACGCAAACAGTCTTAATAAAACGGCGACAGGTATCACACAGATTATGAACGCATCTAATCAGAGATTGGAGTTAATCGCCCGTATCTTTGCAGAGACAGGGATTAAACAGTTATTCCGTCATATGATTAAGATGAATCAAATGTATATTACGGAAGAAACCTTTATCCGTGTTACAGATAAACCAAAGCCAATTTATCCAGAAGACCTTGAAGGTACTATTGACATTACCGTGAATGTTGGTGTAGTCGCAGGAAGTAAACAACAACAGGCACAGGCAATGCAGTTATTACTTGGTATGTATCCTCAATTACTGCAAGTAGGTCTTGCCGCACCAGAACATATTTCTTATGCGTTTGGCAGACTCGTTGAGTCTCTTGGTTATAAGAATGTTTCTGATTTCATTTATCCGCCGGATATTATTAAACAGGCAGAGATGATGGGCGTACCTCCTCAAATGTTGATGATGATGAAGTACGCACAAGAGACTGGTTAGAATCCTCCTGCATTACAACAGGGTATGCAGAATATGATGAACCAGAATCTACAACAAGCGGCGCAGAACGCAGGGATATACGATAGATAGGCGGCGCAGGAGTAGCAACAGGGGTAGCAACAGTAGGAAGGGAAACCGCAAGTAAATCCTGACCCCGGCGCTCCAGAAAATGCGGGTTTGTCTACACAACAATTTATTCAAAGAATGGCCCCACAACCGGGGTCTACTAATCCCGATAGAAGGGACGGAGCGTTTTAATGAGAAGACTTAAAACAACTCAAGAGTTAATTGAAGAAGGCTACCATGCAGAAGGTGCGGTAGCCTTTTTACATAATTTCCTTGAAGAAGAAAAGGAAAAACAATTTAATCTTTTAATGACTTGTCCTTCTGATGAAATGAAAGAAAGAAGGGCGGTTTTAAAATATATTAAAAGTTTAGAACCATTATTAATTGCAAAAGTCCAAAGAGGCATTGAAGTAGCAACCGAACAATTCCAGAGAGAAACTCGGTAGGAGGATTAATGGACGAAGAATTAAAGAATCAAGAACAAGAGTTAGAAAATCAAGAACAAGAAGTGGAACAACCCGATTTAGGGACTCCACAGGAGCAGGAGAGGGAAGACCCCGAACCAGAGTTCTATCTTGATAAAGACGGTAATTTACAGTGGAATACGGAAGAGTTTGATACTAAAGAGGAGTAGGACTCCGACTCCGAAGCGCAAGGAGAGGAACAAACCGAAGAATCCGAAGATAATGAAACTCAAGAAACGAATGTAGAGGAACCGAAGTACAAAGTCAAAGTAGACGGAGAAGAAATCGAAGTAACCCAAGATGAATTGTTACGTGGTTACATGAGACAGAAGGATTATACTTAGAAAACGCAACAGTTGGCAGAACAACGGCGTCAATTCGAACAGTATAGACCGCAGTATCAACCGCAACCGCAACAACAGATTCAGAGAGAACCCGAACAGGGTGTAGATAACTTAAATTCTATTGCTAAAGAAATGGCGGCAAGAAGATTAGGTTTAGATAGCGTCGAAGACTTATCCGAATTAGACTTTGACCACATCACGGCAGTTGTAGAGGCGAAGCAAGCACTCATAAATCAACGTAATTCCATGATGTTCAGACAACAGAATATCAATAATCTTGAAGCGCAATTAAGAAGCGAAGAACCGAAATACGACGAAATCATGGCGAATATCAATACAGCCATGCAGAACCTTCCTGTTAGTAAATTTAATACTTTAAAACAGGCGTATAACGACGGCAATCCAGAGCCGTTAAGAGAGTTCTTCAAAGAAATGCAGAAAGATTATTACTCTAAGGTGATTAAGAAGGTAGAAAATAAAAAGAAGCCTTCTGTGCCTGTAGTAGAACACTCTGCGAATACCCCTATTACGCAGAGCAAGAGACAGAATAAAATCGACTTTAAACAGTTCGGTCATATGACTACTGAACAAAAGGCGAAGATTTTATTAGAAAGGGGATTTTTAGATTAAAATATATTTTTGAGGTGAATTCTTTTGGCAACTTATACATACTCTGCGGTTGGCAACCGTGAAGACTTAATGGATATTATTACTAATATCTCTCCGGATGAAACTCCGTTAATGAACAAATTTGGCCGTTCTAAAGTTACTGGGATGGTACATTCTTGG